TTTTCTTGTTGTAAAGGTGGCATCCCCACTGTAAAAGAAAAATATTGTGAGCCTATTTGTCTTACTTGTTTTTTACCAGATAAAGTCTGGTTCAAAAGCGTTGGTCTGTTATCTTTAAAATTTAAAGCTCTAAAGTTAGGGTCTGTTGGAAATTGACCAGACATTTACACAATCCCCATTTTGCCTTGATTGTTCATGGCATTGTTTATGATTGATGTTATCAATCCTTTTCTTGATGCTAGTAACTGGTCAAAGCCAGCAGCATCAACTGTTGATATATTAAAGTTGACTGTAGGTGCAGCTTGTACTTGTTGTGGTTGTGATTTTGTATGATCTATAACTGTTTCATTTGGATGTAATATTGCAGGAAATCCTCCTCTACCATCTATACCACCTGTTCTTGAGCCAAACCCTGTAAAGCCACCACCCTCATAAACACCATCAAATAAAGTGTCATTATCAGTAAGTGAGTTATATTCATTAGTAGCAATAGCCCTGTCTCTTATTTTAGATATAGAGCTACCAAAAGAAGCAAACATTCTATCAATAACTAATTTTTGCACCGCTATTCTAATTAACTCTCTAACCACACTTGTAGCATAATCTTTAAATGATGCTTTGCCCTTTTCTAAAAAGTCCATTGTTAATTGAGTAAGTCCGTCATAAGACTTTTTAAATACACCCTGCAATTCCTCTTGCATGGTTTTTATATTAGTAGCAAAGTCTGAATATCCTTCTTCCGCAGATTTTATAAACTTCTGAAAAGGCTCAAGGGCTTTAAATCCAGTTTCTCCTTCATCTTTTGGATCGTTAGGATCTCTTCCTGTAATTAAATCCATAAATGATTTAACCTTTACTTTATCAATAACTCTATTGGTTTCTTTTTCTAAATCCTTATAAAGATTCTCTATTCTTGCTTTTATCTCTTTAGATTTTTCTTCAGATTCAATGTCTCCAAAAAGTTCAATAGTTGGTAATTTTCCAACTCCTAAAGTGTCTTTAATTTTTTCAGGAAGTTTATCTATTAAACCATTTATTTTATTAATACCAGTATTTAAACCTTCAATAATAAAATTCATAAAACCAGTAAAAGCTGTTTTGATTGGAACTATAAATTTATTTAAAAAACTTAAAGATAAATTATTTACAAATATTTTTGCATTTATATCAAATATATTTAACTCTTTGTTAATAAGTTTAAAAAGATAAACAAACTCATCTCTAAAAACATATAAAGCAGCTAATGCAGCAGGAATCCAAACAAAAGGATTTGCCAAAGCAGCAGCAGTAAATGCTTTTGTCATAGTTATTATTTTTGGGAGCATAGATCCTATAACAGCTAATGCAGGAATTAATATCACATCAAGATTATTTGCAAATTTACCAATAACTGCACTTAGAGTAGAGAATCCATCAGTTGCTTTTTGTATATCTCCAATCATAAATTGAAAATTATTTCTCAATGCAACCCCAGCTTGTCCTAGAGTCATAGGCATTTTTGAAATTTGCTCGTTAGTTTCTTTTGTGCCTTTTATAAGAATAGGCATCACAGTTTCTGCTGTTAATTTACCAGCATGACCAAATTCTCTAAGCTCACCAATAGTCATACCTAAACCATCGGCTAACATCTTGGTTAGAATTGTGTTGTTTTCCATTACTGATCTAAGCTCGTCACCTCTAAGTGCGCCTGAAGCTAAACCCTGAGCTAACTGTCTAGCAGAGTTATTTGCCTCTTGAGCATGAGAACCAGCAATAATAAAAGTATTTGCTACTGTTTGTGTGGCATTAGCAACATCTCTTTGTGTTGCACCTAAATGTTCAGTAGCTAAAGCAAGTCTTGTAAAAAGCATAGCAACAGCATCAAAGTCAGACCTTGAGTCTGAAGCAATCCTTCTCATGTGATTCATAGCTGAAGCTGTTTCAGTAGCACTACCAGTTAAGGCGTTCATTCTGTTTTCTACGCCAATCATAACATTGGCAGCTTCAACTATTTCTCTAACACTAAATGCAGCAGCAACCGCACCAGCAAGTCTTTTTATTTGTTGATTTGCTTGGTTGGTACTTTTGTTAAAACTATCAAAAGCCTTTTTAGATTTATCATTACCAAATATTGTTATATATAAAGATGATTTACCCATTGCTCGCATTTTTTTCTTCCTTTATTTCAAGATAAGCCAACCAGCCCTGAAATTCCTCAACAGTAATCTCTTCAATTTCTGCTAAGGTTTTATTTAACTTTTCAGCTAAAGCATACTTTATGTATAGCTGCTTATCCTCTATTACTTTTTTTTAATTTCTTCCTGTGAAATATTATTCATCATTTCACTAGAAACTCTAATTAATACATCCCTATCTACCCTCTCCAATAAGGTTTTCTTATCAGCGATAGTAAATAACTTTTCGCCAGCCTCATCTAATGCTTTGTAAATTAAAACATAAGCCAAAAGCTGAACGTCATCATCTTGAGCCATTTTCATGAACTTAGAAGTCTCTGAAAGAGTTATGGGTCTACAATAAATCTTTAATGGATTATCGTCATCATCACCCCATTCAGGGACTTCTATAATTCTTGTTTCTATGCTATCAAAATGTTTCTTTGCGTTATCTATTGCTGACATTTTTATACAGTGCTTTCTGTTAGAGCACCATTGCCTTGAACTGAAATACTAGCTTCAACTAATCCATCAAATGATGCAGTTCTTGAAACGCCAGTTACAATGGCTGAACCAGAGTAATAAGTATCACCAGAAGTATCACCTTCAGGATAGAAATTTAAAGTTACTTCTGATCCAATGCTTAAAGCACCTTGACCTGATGTATCAGTTTCATCCCAAAAAACATCCAAACTTCCTGAGAAGTTTGTTAATGATGGTTTATAAGTTCTAGCAGAATCACCCATTGAAGTATCTTCTAAAGTATCAGCAGATTCTTCGATTGAGTAAGACCTTATTTCAGCTACAGCATTTGAGCCAACCTTTACAGTTCCCTCACTTCCTTTATGTGTTGCCATTTTCTACCTCGTCTTTCGACTTTTCTTTAGAAGAAGATTTAGGTTTATCTTTCGATGGGGCTGCTTCTTCTTTCCAACCCTTATTCAATAAAGACTCAACCTTAGAGGGGTGAGCATTTATAGAAACTTTTCCGTCTGGACTAATCATTTTCATAATTATCTCCTTTAAACTGCTACGTCAGGAGCATTTTCCTTGACATAGTAGTTAGTTAAAAATGTAAGAGAGACATAGCCCAATGGCTTTTCTCCCTCAGCGTTAAACTCTATCTCTGTGGATTCTAAATAAGTATCTTTAGCTAATCCATCCAGAGTTCTGTCAGCAGCTATTGCTGCTTCAACTTCTTTGCTTATTGTATCAATAGTATCGTCAAAGTTGCTAGTAGCTTTTGCATAACCTTCTACTACAACTGCGAGCTCTCTGCTCATAACCCTTTGTGTGCCTATAACTATAGGCTCAGATGATTCTTCTTTAGTGTAAATGATCAATGCTGGTAAATTTGCATTTTCTAATGGATAAACCCTAGATTCAAAAACATTAGACCCTGTGGTTGTTAAACCAGTCAGTGTAGCTCCAATTTTTTCTCTTATTTGTTGTCTGACGTGATTTGCCATTATATTTCCTCAAGCATCAAAGCAGAAAAGCCAGTTCTATCTGCTTGTATATTAACAACAGTATAATTTTGAGCAGCTTTTAAAATATTTCCATTAACATCTTTTATTGCACTTACATTTAAGGTATTGCCAAAAGATATGTTTGGAACATCAACTGTCCTGCAATAAGCAATAGGGCTTAAAGCCTCTACACCTACCCCATCGTCTAATTCTGTATATTCATTATTCAATATAATGTTTATTGTGCTAGAGCTTGCACCATTATTATAGACAGCATCTACCGCATGACCATAATTAATATCTAAATAAGCAAGCATATCTTCTTCTGTTTCCATGCGATATTGAGACATTATTCTTCCTCTAATACCAGTGAAACCATGCCTGTGTTATCAGGCTCTACTGTTCTAACAACAAAAGCAGTTTCAGGCTTTAAAACACTACCACGATTAGTTGTAATTGCATTAACAATCAATCTATCTTCTTGCGATATGTAAGGAGCATCAGTCGCTTTGATAATTGCTCTGGGTTGATAACCAGCAACAGGAACTGTACCACCTTCTATATTGAAATATTCTTGATCTATAATGATATTAATATTGGTTGTATTTCCAGAATCAATATCGAACCAAGTATCAATGAGACCAACTCTTTGATCCCATAATGATTGTTGCACCTCGAAGAATGTAGCAGTAACTCCATGACCTGTATTTATGTCTAAATAGGAGTTAAAATCTGCTGCACTCTCGATGGGCATGATTT